TTAAGCAAGGCTGCGTCTAAAATGCTTGCCGCGGATGACCAGGCGTTTATTGCAGTGGGATTGAACAAAAAGTTTATCGCTATTCGAGTGAGCGATGGCGGTTTTACGTTTTATCGGGATAAACAGAGCGGCGCAATTAATATATCGGCCAAAATCGTCATCAAAAAAATTAAGGAGGAAGGTTGGACAGTGCCCTGCCGCATACCGCTTACGTGGGACGAAAAAAGCAAGATGCTGGTGGGTAGAAAGCCCGCGGCGGGGGAAATCACCCAGGTCAGTTAACCCTTAAGGGGGGCAATGGCAGTGGAGCGGCAATTAAGTAATGAGGAAAAACTAATTGCTGGCATCATCGGCCAGGCCCGGGGGCGGGCCCGGGCCGTCCAGGTAAAAGAGCTTGCCCGCCGGACGGGCATCGACGAGCGCAGGGTGCGTGAAGTTGTCAAGCAGCTCATTGAAGACCATTGCCTCCCCATCGGCAGCACCAGCGGCCTGCCCGGCGGTTACTACATGATCACCGACACCAGGGAGCTGCGCCAGGTGCGCCGCTCACTGGTCCGCCGGGCGGTGTCGATTTTGAACCGTGCCCGGACATACGACAAGGCCGGCTGGGTGAAGGAGATGGCCGGGCAGCTGGCTTTAAAACTAGGAGAGGAGGAAAGCGAAGGTGGCTGCCCTACCGATTACGAAGCCCCAGATCAAAAAGCTCTGGGCGCTAGCTAAACAAACCGGGATGGACGAGATTGACCTGCGCGGCCTGGTCAAAAATCTTACGGGGGCGGATAGCATTTCGGGAATGACCAAGGCGCAGGCGATCAGGCTGATTGACTACCTGGTTGACCGGCAGAACAAAGATTACCGGCCGGAGATGGCTTCCCGGCAGCAGATATATAAGATTCGCCAACTGGCTGCGGAGCTGGGCTGGGCGGATAATCAGCTTAAAGGTTTTCTCAGAAAATACGCCGGCGTAGAAAATATGCGCTGGTTAGATGCAAGAAGAGCGTATAACGTAATTGAAGGTTTAAAGAAGTTGAAGGAACGAATTTCTAAAAAGAATGTGGCAGAAAAATAAAATTTTTCTTTGGTAGGGATTGCAAATGACATCAAATCCAATTATAATTTTACCCAAGGACACGAAAGGCGTTGTCGAACGAAATTGACGTTCGGCAGCGCCCTTCGGCTTTTTAGGGGTGTCTAAAATCCGTTAGGCTACACGAAAGATCAGGAGGGATCTAGAGTGTTCAGACTTGGGCATAATGACTGGCACAAGGCCATCAATTACATAGAATCTCTGCCCCGGGAGGCGGAAGGTGTTAAATTAGCCTGCCTGCCTTCTTGGCCGGACGAAAGGGATTACAACTTCGGCGTTTTCGCCGGGATGACCCCCCTGCCTTCTGCCTTCATTCGCAAAAGTGAGATGCCGCCGGTGCGGGACCAGGGAAAGTACGGAACGTGCGTGGGGCACGCCGCCTGGGCGGTAAAATCCTGGCAGGAGATTCAGCAGAAAGACCTTCCTGCTGATGGCCTTTCTCCCCTGTTTATTTATTCCCGCTGCAAGGCCAAGGACGGCCTGGCCGAAGCCGGGACCTACCCCCGGGTGGCCATGGAAGTGCTGCGCGAAGAAGGGGTTTGTTCCGAAGCATCTATGCCATACAGTCAGATAACCGGCGATGTCCGGCCTCCCCAGCCTTCTGCGGAAGCGATGGAAGAAGCGAAAAAGTTCCGGACCAAAGCTTACGCGCGACTCGCCGGCATCCAGGAGATCAAGCGGGCGCTTGTCGAGCAGGGCCCGGTCCTGGGTGCGCTTTTGGTCTGTGATAATTTTCTAACTCCTGACAAAAACGAATTTATTGACGTGCCCGAAGGGTTCTGGAGGGGTGGACACGCCATTACAATTTGCGGTTACGACGACAACCTTTCGCATTTTTACAAAAACGGGGTTGGCCGGACCGGTTTCTTCCTTATTCAAAACAGCTGGGGGACGGGCTGGGGCGACGGTGGATTTGCCTGGCTCCCCTACGAATTTGTAGTCTATCGGTTGGTTGATCCACCTCTACCGGTGTTTTTTGAGGCGTGGTCATGCGTAGATCTCCCCTTCGAGCTGGGGAGGGCCGGCCGGATCGTGCTCAGGGTCGGCGAGAAGGAAGCCTGGATCGACGGCCGGGTTGTCACCTACGACGCCGCGCCCGAGATTGTGGAGCCGGGCCGGATGCTGGTCCAGATCCGGCTGATTGCGGAGGCCATGGGCTTGATCGTCAACTGGCAGAAAGAGACCGGGGTTGTGGAGATCATTAACCCCAGCAAGGCGTAAACATAGCGAGGGTCACTGAGAAAAGGGGGAGGTTCGGGCATGCACGGCCTCCCCCGCTATGAAATAAAACGGGGGTGGGATTATGTGGGAACAGATTCAGCCGGCGGTGATGGATTTAGTTGCCAGCGTGGCGGTGGCATTGGTCGGTCTGGCTTCAGCTTACGCAATATTTTACATCCGGCAGGCTACAGCAAAGGTGCAAGCTGAGACGGCCAGGATCCAGGACCAGGCGCAGGCTGAACTGATCTGGCATGCCACGCAGAGGCTTGAGGACGTGGCCGAAAAGACCGTGGCCAAGATCGAGCAGACCATTGCGGGCGAACTGCGCCAGGCGGTCAAGGACGGCAAGGTGGACCGGGCCCAGCTTCTGGCCCTGGGCAAGAGAGCGTATAACGAGGTCCTGGCTACCGTAGAGCCGGAGGTTGTGCAGGTATTACAAGAAAACCTGGGGGACCTCAAAACGTACCTGGAAAGCACAATTGAAGCCCAGGTCAAGAAGCTCAAAGATCGGGGGTAAGGTTGGCCGATGAGCGAAGCGGTGCAGACCCTCCCCCCTTCCCTTTACCTTCCTGCCCTGTTGATTGCCGTGTGCCTCCTGGGCTCGTGCGTACTCATTATCGGTTTTTTTGTCCGGTACTGGATGACCGCCCAGGAGAAAAAGGATGCCCAGCAGGATCAGGCCATTGAGGGCATCCGTCAGGATATGGCGGATTTCAAGGCAATGATCCCGCGCCAGTACGTGCACAAAGACGATTTCATCCGGGTGAGCGCCGGCCTGGACGCCAAGATCGATAAGGTTTACAGCGAGGTCAGCGAGATCAGTAAAAACCTCAATAAATTGATTGGGGGTAGCCAAAAGTGAAGGAAAGAAGGTTTGAGGCGCGGGTAATTCGCGGCCGCATTTTAAAGATATTGGATCTTGATTACCCGCATGAAATGGGCGATGAAGTGATTGTGGAAGCCCTCCGGGAGGGGGAAATAACCGTCTCCAAGGCGGTGGTCGCCGGCTACCTGGAGTACCTCCACGAAAAAGGGTACGTGGAAGTACGCGACGTAACTTCCCGGGATCTCGGGTTGTCCATGAAGATGGCCAGGCTGACCGCCAAAGGGAAGGATTTACTGGAAGGCAATATCGAGCCCGACGTTGGAGTGGTTTTATGACCAGGCGCAAGCACCACAAGGTGAATACTTTCCCTCCCGAGATAGTTGATGAAATCAATAAGCGCTTACTCGAAGGACGTACGTATGCAGAGATTGTCGATTGGCTAAAGCAAATGGGGCACCAACTGGGTACTTCTTCCCTGCAGCGTTACAGTAAAGACTTTCTGGCCAGCATGGAACGGCTGAAAATGATCAAAGAACAAGCCAAGGCGCTTGTCCGCGAAAGCGGGGACACCCCGGGTACCGAAATGGCGGAGGCGGCCAGCCAGCTGGCGCTTGAGCTGATCATCAGCAAATTGCAAAAAGCAAAAGAGCTTGATGAAATGGACATCGCGGACATCATCAAGGCCATCCCCCGGCTGGAGCAGAGCGCGGTGCGCAGGGAAGCCCTTAAGTTCCAGTTTAACAAAGGAGTGGATGCAGCGGTCAGCAGGTTCAAGGAGCAGCTGCGCAAAGAGATCGGCAGCAACCACCCGGAGCTGGAAAAACAAATTTTCGCTATTCTTGACCAGGTGGCGGACCAAACCAAACAAACTAAAGCGTAGGTGCTGGCGATGCTTTTAAAGGAGCTGGTGGGCGAAAGGCAGGTTGGTCTGGATTTTGCCGAGTGGATGCACAAAAACGTGCGCTTAGACGACGGCCGCCCCTGGGACATCAACAACCGCCGGGCGCTGGTGGAGATCGTCAGTAACCGGCATCACCGGCAGATGACCATTTTGAAGGGTGCCCAGACCGGCTTCTCCACGTTGTTCTTGGGGTTTGCTATGTACCTATTGGACCAGATGCGGCGCAACGTGATTTACTTCTTGCCCACTCAGAAGATGTCCGATCGGTTTTCCACAACCCGCATGGACAGCTTCGTGAACCGCAGCGAATACCTGCGCAGCCGGCTTAAGGGTACTGACCAGACGGGGTTAAAAGAGATCGACACCCATTTCCTTTATTTCATTGGCTTGCAAAGTGTGCTGGGGGCGATCAGCATCCCAAGCGACTGCAACCTTTACGACGAGGTAGACCTGATTGACCAGGAGAATTTAGATTGGTCCTTGGACCGCATCGCCGCCTCCGATCTGGCGCTGTTACGTTTTTTCTCAGTGGGGATGTTCCCGGGAATCGGGATCGACGAGCGCTACCAGGACGGCGACCAGCGCAAGTGGCACGTGAGATGTTCGGGGTGCCGCTTTGAGCAGGTGGTGGAAGATGAGTTCCCCGACAACTTTGTCCGCAAGGACGGAGAAATCATGCTGGTCTGCGTCCGGTGCGGCCGCCGCCTGGACGTGAACCAGGGGTGCTGGGTGCCGGATTTCCCGGACCGGTCCGCCGACCATATCAGCTACCGGGTACCTCAGCTGATCATGCCCGGGCTCAATCTGGCGTTCATCTGGGACCGCTGGCAAAAGGCCCAGAGCAAGCCCAGCAAGCTGGCCAAGTTCAAGTGCTCTGTTCTGGCTAAACCCGATGGCGGGGATATGCAGCCAATCACGGATGAGGTTTTAAAAAGGGTCAAGTCCGAATATTACTTCTGCGATTACTGGCGCGACACAATCACCGGGATCGGGATCG